GCATGGCCGGTTGTAGGTATCTGGTTCACCGCCCTTGGCGTGTCAACTATGGCCTTTAATCTCAATGGGTTTAACTTTAACCAGTCTGTCATTGACGGACAAGGTAGAGTTCTTAACACCTGGGCAGACGTGCTCAACCGTGCAGGACTGGGCATGGAGGTGATGCACGAAAGAAATGCTCATAATTTTCCACTTGACCTTGCAGCAGCAGAAAGTACTCCTGTAGCACTTACCGCTCCTACCGTTGGTTGATAGATTCAAATAGAAATCTAATATAACTTAAAGACCTCACCTTCGGGTGGGGTTTTTTTATGCATACTAGATAATATAGATGTCATAATGATAATGGATCGAGATCATTTTCCTGAACCCAAATTCACAAAAGAAGAACTTACCTTCCTCCAAGAACTTCTGAATCAAGAACGAGCAGATATCTTTAATTACTATGAAGAACTAAAACTTCAAGGTCAAGATGAAGAAGCAGATATAATTCACAAACAATATGAACTGACTAAAGTAATTAGAGATAAGATCTATCATATGAATGGTAGAGACACCCTAGCATCTGGTACGCACGACCAGAGATGGTGGGACCAGGGTCATGGGTATTGATCACTTCGTAATCTTTACAGTCTTTCTTTCCTGTGGTATCGTACTGTTCATACTGTCTGTATTTGATTCATGAGTTTGATTGAAAGGAATGACCCCCGATACTTCACGGTAACCTCTGAAGAGTCATACGGCCGGCACACATATCGTATTCACTTGGTCAATGGTGACCATGTAGACTTTGATAACTATGAAGAAATTCAGATGACTTGGTTTAGAAATCCGAGTAGATTTTTAAGTCACGTTGAAGTTTTAGATGTCAATTAATTATAAGCATACACTACACAATAAAAATAATATGGATAAAACTTTTAATTATTTTGAATCAAAAAAATTTAACGTAAATTGTATCACTAAAAATATATGGGAAATATCAAAAGATGATATTAAGTTTACAATATATGCACCATTTCTAGTCATTGATCAAGATTCTGTAATCTCAAAAGAAATTTCAGAATCTAAATCAAATACTAATAGTTACTTAAAAAGTAAAAATTATCCCCACACCGATCAATTATTTTTATCCAGTATAAATGATTTAGATTATTCAATAGATCATATTGGCTTCCCTTGCGCAATAAAACCTACACAAGAAAATAATGGTAGAGGAGTTTATTGTAACATAAATTCCCGAGAAGAATTGTTGTTCTTCATTACACAATCGTCACAGTATTATTCGAATGGATTAATTTTAGAAAAACATGTTGAGGGAAATGATTATAGGATAACAATCATTAATAATGAATTTTTATTTGCTGTACAAAGAAAACCTCCTACAATTATTGGTGATGGCGAAAATACCATAACTCAATTATTGGATGAACAGAATAAAAAATTATTAAATATTAAGAAAAAGATTAATGTTCAAGAACTTATCTCTATAGATGATGAGTTTGAATACATTTTAAAGACTAAAAATTTAACGACTCAATCTATTTTAAGTAAGAATGAAACTTTGATACTAAAGAGTATTTCAAATATGAGTGTGGGTGGAGAACGAATATTCATACCTAAAGAAGATATAAACAAATCAGTTATTGAAATGTGCGAATCTTTATCAAAAAATTTAAATTTATTTTCATTGGGTATTGATTATATAACTGAAGATATTACTAAAGATCCAGTAATTTCAAAAGATGCTATAATTGAAATAAATTATAATCCACAAGTATCTGATCAATATTATTTTAAATCTTTAGATAGGATGATAGAAAGGTATGAATGTAAGTGATTGTGGAGAATATGGAGACATATTTAAGGAGAGAGGATATCTTTATCATCTTGCTATGGAAAAGTATCCTAAAGCAAGAGAAAAAGAATTTAGGAATCTTTTTGAAAGTCCAGCATACCCAGTCAGATATGGTGAATCTATTTTAGATATACCTTCTCTTGGAGGTTATTTGGATCTTTTTATTGACGAGATTGTTGATATTAAATATGCTGATTTCGCCCCTACAAAAAATGTAATTAATTTAGAGAGTCCTTATTCTAATTGGGACTTGGGAATGTTTGATAGAATCATTTCTTTAGCTTCTACTCATCATATTAAAAACATTAATAAATTTATTTCTAATATTGATAATCATTTAAACGTTGGAGGTGTAGTAACTATTGCTGATGTTGAGTATGATAGTGGAGTATCTAAATTTTTAGATGGATACGTAGACAAATATACAATCACTGGATCTCATAAAGGGTTTTATTATAATTTTTCCGAAATAGAAACACCATGGAAGACTATTGGAAATATGAAAAAAAAATGTGATTGGAAGTTTGAAACTTTAGATGAAATGGTTTGTTTTTGTAGTTTATTATTTGGATTAATAAATTATTCTTCAATAGATTTGCTTGAAATTTTGGATAAAAATATAGGTATTGTACACACCGAAAATGGTTTCGTGTTACAATGGGAATTAGTTTACAATCATTATGTAAAAATTTAAAAAATGAGTATTAATCCTTATTGACTTCTCTTGTAAAGAAGTGTAAACTAAATATGTTCAGTTTATTACGGAGTTATGACTACTTCAACATTACAACAATCAGGGAGGGGATGGTTTGACATCTTGGATGACTGGCTTAAACGGGATCGTTTTGTCTTTGTGGGCTGGTCTGGATTACTTCTTCTTCCCACTGCTTACCTTTCTATTGGGGGTTGGCTTACTGGTACGACTTTCGCTACGAGCTGGTATACCCATGGTCTCGCTAGTTCCTATCTTGAGGGTGCAAACTTTCTTACAGCGGCAGTTAGTACTCCAGCTGACGCTATGGGTCATTCTCTTCTTCTTCTCTGGGGTCCTGAGGCTCAGGGAGATTTCGTCCGCTGGATCCAACTTGGGGGACTCTGGAATTTTGTGGCACTCCACGGCGCCTTTGCTCTCATTGGTTTCATGCTTAGACAATTTGAACTTTCTAGGTTAATTGGTATTCGTCCTTACAATGCTATTGCGTTTTCTGGTCCTATCGCTGTATTTGTCAGTGTCTTTCTTATCTATCCACTGGGCCAGTCTTCATGGTTCTTTGCTCCCTCCTTTGGGGTAGCGGCAATCTTTAGATTTCTATTGTTCCTTCAGGGTTTCCACAACTGGACACTCAATCCCTTCCACATGATGGGAGTTGCTGGTATCCTTGGTGGTGCATTACTCTCAGCCATTCATGGTGTGACTGTTGAAAACACACTCTACGAAGATGGCGAACAATCAAATACTTTCAAAGCTTTTGATAGTACACAAGAGGAGGAAACTTACTCGATGGTTACTGCGAACCGTTTCTGGTCACAGATCTTCGGTGTTGCTTTTAGTAATAAGCGTTGGTTGCATTTCTTTATGCTCTTCGTTCCCGTCATGGGTCTCTGGGTCAGTTCTATCGGTATTATTGGACTCGCTCTTAATCTTCGTGCTTACGACTTTGTATCTCAAGAAATTCGTGCAGCAGAGGATCCTGAATTCGAGACATTTTACACGAAGAACATACTTTTAAACGAGGGCTTGAGAGCATGGTTAGCACCTGCTGATCAACCGCACGAGAACTTCATCTTCCCTGAAGAAGTTCTGCCCCGTGGTAATGCTCTCTAACCTTTAATAAGGATTGGTCTTATTAAAGGAAACCCACTAAACCTTTAATAAGGATTTCTCTTATTAAAGGATAGACGATAACTTTTAATAATAATTTAAGATTGTGAGGTGATTAGTACCCTCTAAACACTTCACATTCTATAGATAATATTAAATGTATTACATTCATGTCTTTTTTACTAGCTGCAGGAATGTCTTACTACATGTCTACGATATGTCATGAGGCACCAAACCTAACTAAATCAGAAATAAAAGATAGAGCAGAAGAATTGTTTCCCTATAGAATGGGTCAGAACAATCACAATAACATATATTACTATGGTCTATACTGTAAAAACAACAACTAACTAAAATGAACCACTATCTTCTCTTTGTTTATGGAGTATGTTTCTCCCTTATTGGAGGTGCTGCATTTGCAATGATGTGGTCTAACATCATGTCTTTAAACATGAAACCTGAACCACCTAAACTCAAACGGAAACATCCAGAGGCACCTGGAGAAGGTGAGGAGTTGATGTATGTAGATCTGTCTAGAGAAAAACTAGAAGACCTTTACAAGGATTAAACCACTTCCCACGATGTGTTAAAAAAAATCTCATATCTTTAACACATCAAAGACAACGTGTTAAGTGTCACAGCACTCCTTGACGGGAGTGCTTTTTTATTATATAATGACTTTGCAAACATCAAAAAATGTATGAATGATCATGTCTGAAGAACCTTTCAGTATACACCCCCTGCTTATTAGCATAGTAGGGGGTGTTGTTATTTCAATTTTACTTCTATCAATTCCATTCTTGATACTACTATGACGACAAATAATTTCGCAGTCTACACTAAAATTGGATGTCCATATTGCAGTAAGGTAATAGGGGCATTACAGTTAGCGGAACAACGGTACGTTGAATATAAATTGGGTAGAGACTTTGACAAGGATGGATTTTATACTGAGTTTGGAGAGGGTTCTACCTTCCCACAGATCACTGTAGATGGTAAAAACCTTGGCGGATGCACAGAAACTGTTAAATACCTGAGAGAAAATAATTTGGTTTGATGGATTTAGATCTCTACGATACTGTTGAACATACGATAGACTATGCCTTTCAAGGTAAGTTTATGTTGGATATGTATGAGTATCTGAAGAGTAATAAATCTACCAGAACTACTGTAGAAGAGTTCTTAATGAGTTGTACTGCAGCAGAGATAAAATCTCTTATATTAGATCTCGAAGGTTACCTAGAAGGTGGTAGTGATGAGACTCATAAACAATTGCGAGAGGGTTATGGTCACCTTGGTAAACCAGAGGCCCGTAAAATAAAAAATTATCTTGAGAGTATCATTAATGATGCAGGTAGGTATATGAATGACAAAAGATCAGGAAGGAAAGGAAGAACCTCTAAATAACGATGAGTCATCTCCGAAAATGAATCGGGGATTTGACCTTCTTCTTAGAAATAAAAACAGGAGGGAACAACTAAAAACTTTTCAAGTTAAGTTTGAAAAGATGATACATTTCTTCAAAAGGAAGTTTCATTTTTTCTTAGATATCTCCTTTGATATAAGGAAAACGGAGGATTAAAATGTTGGCAGTTACATTGACCCTATCCACAATTATTTCAGTAATATTTTTACTGGTTGGTGGTTTAATAGGTTACTTACTTAAAGAATACGTTATCGAAAGGAACTCTACATATATTCCAACTCACCCAGAAATGTTTGATGAGAATGGGCAGATCATTGCAGACGACATTCTTGCAGTAAGGTTCGACAATACTCCAGAAGATTTTGGTACTGAAGAACATTGACACCATAAAATAAATACTGTACACTGAATAAAATTATTAATAACTATGGCTACATCAACAAAAAAAGTTACTACACCAAAGAAACTTCCACCTAATCCATTCATTCATGAAATTTTTGAATACGTTTCTACACAAAGAACCGTAGCAAAAAAGGTAGAAGCACTGAAAGAATATCGTTGTGACGCAGTAACTGCACTTTTGATTTGGAATTTTGATGACACTGTAGTGTCTATGCTTCCAGAAGGTGAAGTTCCTTTCGAGAAGAATGATGTTCCTGTCGGAACAGATCATAGTTCTCTTCGTAAAGAACATAGAAACCTTTATCATTTTGTAAAGGGTGGTAATGACAGTCTCTCTAAAACTCGTAGAGAGTCTATGTTCATTCAGATTCTTGAGGTTCTTCATCCAACAGAAGCAAATCTTCTTTGTCTTGTGAAGGATAAACTTCTGGAGAGTCAATATAAAATCAATAAGGGAGTAGTTGAATCTGCATACCCAGATATTCAATGGGGAGGTAGGTCTTGAGTGATAAGATAAAATTTATTCATACTGATTGTGATCCAACACTAGCACAAGATAAAAGTCTACCTACTAGTGCATATCTAATTGAGTATCTTCAAGATGGAAATACTCGTTTTGATATTGTAGTTGCTACAAAACAAGTTGATATCTTTGATCACTATTGGGACAACTATCGTAGTGACTTTAAGAATATCACTCAGGCCCAAGGAAGAATCAGTCCTAAACTGTGGGGCAATCCTCCTCCAAAAGAAAAAGAGAAGAAGAAAAAATGAGTAACGGTTTTGATATTAAGTTTGAAGGACTGGACATGGACTCCGATCAAGTCCAGGCTCTTCTTAAACAGTATAAGAAGATAAAAAAATATCAGAAGTCTAATTTGTTTGCGGTTAAGACTATAGATGGAACAGAAGATTATGTCTCTGAACTGATTAAGGAAGGTGAAGAATACGGTGCCCTTGACTAAATAGAGATACTGGTCTACAATAGACCTATCGTTCATCCCCATTGAGGGGACGCAAGTAAGTCGCGGAACGGAGCGTTCATCCCATGCTAGAACTATTATTCTATACAACACTCACTTGTACTCAAACTGATGCTATTATGCTGAGGATTGAGAACAATACTAACCTTAGCAATCAGCTTAAGGTTGAGTTGGTTGAGACCCTTAAGGATTCGTCACCAGAATGTGAGTGGTATTGGGACGCAAACGACTAAAGGAACGGACTTAAAAATCCAACTACTTTAGGAGTCAACTCATGAACACACTTCAAATGATCAAGAAGCAGATCAACAAAGCATCTGCTCTTCACGACGCACAAATTACACACACCACATATCGTGGTGTTGAGTATGATACCCGTTGTGTGAAGTCAAGTGAAACCCATGGTACATTTTGTTACCGTGGTCGTACTTACAATAAGTGACACTTGTCACAGGTTGAATTATCTGATAGACTAGGGAGACACAAGTCTCCCTTTTTTTATGGAAAAAGATAAACTTAAACTTATCACAAGAAATCTTAGACTCTTAGTTGATGCATTAGAATCAGAAGTCTATTCTGATGTTAAATCTTACACAGAAAAACTTGAGGAAACACTTCCTCCCCTTGCAGATTACGATGAGGTATTTGAAGATGATGAATGATGATTGGAGATACTCTGAAGACCGAATGGTACTTCGTCAGCAGTGTCTTGGTATCCTGTTAAATAAGTATGGAAGAACCAAGATAGAAGAAGAGTCATATAGTACCCAAGACATTTATGAATGTGTAGATACCTGGGTTTCACAAGGTAACCAATTAAGTAATGGAATAGTTTCTTATTTCAATACATATTTCAATTATGAAAACAAAAAAAGCAATCAAGTACATCCTCAAACATCCTGAACTTTTTAGTGAAGGTGACAGACTCTATGTCGAAAGAGTTAAACAAGAACGTAAACAACTAAAGTCTAAACCCAAAGATGAATCAAGCCAAACTAATCTCAGTAACACCTGACGCAGAACAACACATTGCATATTGTGCTCGTGTAAGTAATCCAAACAATCAGGACAGTGAGAAGTTCGCAGGTCTTCTGAAGTATTGTATCAAACATCAACATTGGTCTATCTTTGAACAGGCATTTATGTCTATGGAGATTGAGACTACGAGAGGTATTGCAGCTCAGGTATTGCGTCATAGAAGTTTCACCTTCCAGGAGTTTTCACAAAGATATGCAAGTACTAATCTTTTGAACTCTGAGATTGAACTTCCTGAACTCCGTCGTCAGGATGATAAGAATCGTCAGAATAGTATTGATGACCTTGACCCTGAGGTGGTCGATAAAATCAACCGTCAGATGATCACTCTATTCAGTTCTGCGTCTAATCTTTATAAACAGATGTTGGAAGTTGGTGTCGCAAAGGAATGTGCTCGCTTTGTATTGCCGCTTGCAACACCAACCAGAATGTATATGACTGGCAGTCTGCGGAGCTGGATTCATTATATCGAACTTCGTTCTGCACATGGTACACAGAAAGAACACATGGACATTGCAAATTCATGTAAGAAGATTTTTGTAGAACAATTTCCTATCATTTCAGAAGCTCTGGAGTGGTAATAAATATCAACACAAACATTATGGAGGTAATTTTGGCAACGTATCCCGTCAAACACAAAGACACTGGTGAGACTAAAGAAATACAGATGAGTGTTCACGACTGGTCTCAGTGGTGTGAAGACAATCCAGACTGGTCAAGGTATTACACTCCAGATAATGCTCCATGTTTAGGTATTGAAATGGGTGACCCCCTGAATAAAATCTATACTAAACATCCTGGGTGGAAGGATGTAATAACAAAGGCTAAGCAACAACCCGGTAGTACCCTAAAACAT